ATTGTTTTGTTGAACATAGGAGCAATATATTTCTCCCCTATATATGAGCCGATAGGATGTAGAACACCTCCAATAGCAGCATTTGATCCAATCTCCATAAGTGCATTAAATGGATGAACGCTGTCTCCATTCCATACATCATCTATCTGCTTAGTTATCTCTGGAGTCGCCCCAAATACAGCACCCTCGGCCGCCCCGGTTAATACCTTACTTGCAACTTATTCAGCACGGTATAATGTTTATGCGAATAATGGAGCTGCCGGTTACCTGGTAAAGAAAGCACAAACAGTCAATCACTTGAATCGGTTATTGATCCCAAAGGCCGGGAAGAAATGTTAAAGGACATTAATACTCGCATGGGTATAACCGGAAACCGACATTTGTGGGGTATATCCGGTATTCCGATGGAGTTCATTAATACCCTATCCGATATCCAGAAGTTGATGCCATTTGAGGAAACTCTAGAAGATTCAATAAAGATAGCTTCAGTAAATCAGATACCGCCGGAGTTGATACCGCGCAAAGATCAGACTACTTTCAATAATAAATCAGAGGCCGAGAGGTCAGTTTGGGAAAACGGTTTGATGTCAATGGTTGAAACTGTATGTGAGAACTTTACGAGGGCTTTGTATTTGAATAAGGTCGGTTTGCAAATAAAAGCAGACTATTCGACGGTTTCTTGTTTGAAAGCAAACGAAACATCAAACGAGGACTTATATATGAAGCGAATTGCAAACTTAAACGCAATTAAGGCCGCAAATCCTGACAAGGCAAACGATGTAAACAAAGAACTTGATAAAATACTTTTGTACTATGGACAAAGATAAAAACAAACCAGAAGATCGCCACATTTGCCGGGCGTTGATTCAGCCAGCCAGCGGCGAAGGGTACGACTTTGAAGCCGTGGCAGTCCCGGCTGAGAACGGTCAGATGCGATATTCATACTCAGAAGATGAATATTTCAATCAGGTTTTAAGAACCGGAAAGGAGAACATTGATACATCCCGACTTGATTCAGGCATACCACTATTTGACAATCATCCGTGGGATAATTCAGCCGAAAACACTTTAGGCATTACAGTTGCTTACGACTTTACAGATCGCGGATTAGTTGTCCGGTGCAAGTTTGGGGCAAGAGCAGACGAGGCTTTGCGGTCTGATGTAAAAGACGGTATCATTAAGACCGTATCAATTGAAGGTACAATAAGCAACTATTCAGTTATCCGGGAAGCCGGTAAAGTACCTGTTTACTATGCTGACCTTTGGACACCTGAAAGCCTATCATTCGCACCTGTACCAAACGACATCGGCGCACAGATCGAAGTTAAACGGGCTGTGCAGAAACAAATAGAAATTACCAATACGCCAAAAGCGGACAAATCAATTATTAAATCATTAACAAGTAAATTTTAACGACAATGAAAAAAACAGATTTTATGACCATTGTCCGCTCGAAGGCAAAAGAGCCATTAACTGAGCAGGACGAAAACATGTTCGGGTCAATCGGTGAAGCTATTGAAAAAGCATTTACTGAAGATACCGCTGCACGTAACCTGGCATTGAAAGCCGTTACCGATAAACTCGGCACAATTGATGACGGTCAAACCCTTGCCGAGATTGTTCGCAATCTTGCCGCTACCGTTGACAACATCGAAGCCAAATCAAAACGTGGCCTTTCGGCTGATGAAAGCTACCGGCTGAAATCAATGCTCGAAGCAAAGAAAGACGAGATCAACCGTGCCAGAAAAGGCGGCGCACCCTGGGAGATCGAGTTTAAAGCCAAACGTGCAGCTAGCGCACTGATGACAACATCCACCGTATTGACCGGCGCATCTGCGATCAACAACACTAACATATTTGATGACCTGGAAATCGCTGTTATCCAATACCCGAAGAACTTTGTTCTGGATGGTATCGACAGCCGTCAGGTATCGAAAGTTCCGCAGACATGGCAATGGAAAGAGGAAATTACAGCCGGAACAGGAACCGCCGCCGCTGTTTCTGAAGGTGCTGAAAAGACCTTACAGGACAAAAAGTTCTCATGGAAATATGCTACCCGCGTTAAATACGCAGGCCGTATCGAAATGACCGAGGAAGTTGAAATCGACTTCGAACAACTCACAATGCAGATTATCCAGATGTTTGAGGAAGATGTTATTCGTGCATGGCAGGCCGGTGTTCTGGCTCTTATCCTTGCCTGGGCTGACACTTATACCTCGACTATTATGGACAGCACAATCGTAAATCCGACCGTTCACACTGTGATCGGAGCCGGTAAACTTCACATCCAGAATTACAACTATGAACCGGATGTTATTTACCTGAATCCTGGTGATGTTGCTCGCATGGTTTACGCTCAGGATGTGAACGGAAACCAGATGTTTATCCCTATCGAACTGCAATTTGCAGGGCTGACACCGATTGTATCAACAGGTATCACAGCCGGTAAAATCCTGATCGGAACACGCCGCACCGTAAAAGAGCAGCACAGCCCGTTTATCATCCGCAGGGGTGTAACCGGCAATCAGTTCTATGAAAACGAATCAACAATAGTTGGTGAAGTTTTCTCGAACGTGAAACTGCCAACACAATCACAGCCTAGCTGGTTGTACATGGATATTGCAACCATGCAGGCCGCACTCCAAAAAGTGTAAACGGTGGCTAAGTCAAAGAAGATAACCGGGGCGGGCGTTTTGTCCGCTCCATTATCACCCGAAAAAGAACTGCCAAATTCGGGAACCGTAACGATACTATTGTTCAGCGAGAACAAAGAACATGAAGTATCGGCAAAGCTGGCAGAAACATTAATCAAAAAAAACGCTGCAAAACTTAAATAAATATGAAAAAGCTAATAACATTATTCATGCTTATTGCGCTGGCCTTCGCTGCACATGCGCAAACAGGGCAACTGCTTACTTTCACACCGGCAACAAACGATTCAATTGTCGGGGCTGCAACTAAATACTGCACGCTGCCAAGTTCAATCAAAGGCAACTGGAACGGGTCAATCGAGGTATATATCACGCCTTCAGTTTCCAGTTCTGACAGTACACATGTTTGGGTTGAGGGTTCTCAAAACGGTACGACATGGTATAAATTGAACTTAGGAACGCCTTATCTGAACGTTGGAACATACTACACAGCTAATACATACATCTATAAAGGAAGAATGGGTACAACGGCTGCAAGTTGGCTATGGAATCCGACATGGTTTATATCACCGCCTTATCTTAGAATTGCCGTGCAGCACTTTGTAGCGGCAACCTCAGTAAAGATCACAAGGGCAACCATTTACCTTAAACGATAATACAATGAGCCTGGTAGATTCATCATACTTTGTAGGAGAATATGAGATTACGAACGTTATCGGAACAGCTGCACCCGTTGTGATTAACGCTGCTAAACTCACTCAATTCATTGTCAAATATGAGCCTGAATATCTGAAGGCTTTACTTGGTACTACATTGTATGATGAATTTATTGCAGGGTTGGCAGTATTACCTACACCTGATGCAAAGTGGACTGACTTAAAAAATAAGTTAGTTGACACGACCAACAAACTGAGCTGCATAGTGCCTTACGTTTGGAACCGCTATTGGACTGCCGAAGAAACCAAATCCAGTTCATTAGGGCAACTGTTATCGAAAGCCGAAAATGCACAGGTTGTAAGCGGTAACGCTAAATTAGTAAGTTGGAATGATGCAATGACACAGGCCGCTGTTATTTATGATTGGTTGGTTGAAAACCAAAGCACATACACGACACTTGAAGCTGATCAGGAGTTTTTCTACCTTACTAACATTTTAGGAATATGAGTTACCCTGTAATTGAAGATTTGTTCAGTAGCATTGTAGCCAACGTATCGGCAGCAATGGGTTATACTGTGCATTTTAAACAGGGGCACATGTTAGAAATAGTTAACAAGGTAGTAGCACTTTCAGCCGATCCAGACACCGACAAACGTTATCCATTGATAGCACTCAGGCAGGACATTGAACAGGGTAAGGGTGTAAACGGATTAGAGTTTGAAGTAACGTTGTTTATTATAACTCTTTCCGATCCGTTATACTCGGCTGATGAACGCAAAGAACTGACTTTTAAACCGTGGCTTACTCCTATTTACGATCAGTTAATTCAACAAATTGCAAACTCAGGGTATTTCTACGAACAGTCAGCTCGGGAAGTTGCTGAAGCTCATAAGTTCATTAACCATTACTTTTGGGGAAACGCCGGTGTTATGGGTAACGATGCAAATATTTTCGGGGATGCTGTTGATTGTATAGAAGTAAAGAACCTGAAGTTAACCGCTTTGTTGTCGTGTATTTCTCCGGCTACTTTAAGCAACGAGATTACAGTATCGGTAACAGGTGCAACAGCGGGGGATTATTTCGATGTAACAGCTACCTCAGATGAATGGGAACAGCCTGGACAAGTTGCAGACGGTGAACCGTTGGTACTTGAATTGCAGCCCGGTTTGTACGCGTTTACAGTTGTTGCTCCTTCTGGTTATACAGTTGTAAGTGTTTACCCTTCAATATTGCAGATGCCAACTGTTGTAACTGATATTACCATAACTGTTGAGTCTGATGTGTGAAATGGAAAAGGCTATTGAGATAAGATTTGTAAACCGCTTATTTCAGGATGAACAGAAAAGGTTTGCAGTAATTAAAAATAAAGGAGGCTGGTTTGAATCAGTACCCGAAAAAAGTTTACCAATCGAAGGAACAGAAATTATTTACCAATTAAAACCTTAAAATTATGTCAACAACTTATCAGCAGTGCGGGACTTTCATAGGAAGCGGAATGTCCTCATGCGATCAAAGAATGAAAAAGCCGGTTGGTATCCTGGTTGAAGTAGCAGGGACAAAATATACAACCGCCGAACTCGCTTCGATAACAAAGACGAAATCAAACCTTTCACTTGCAGCCGGTATCGTTTCGCTGTATATTCCTATTTCGGAATATAAAGACACTACCGATGCACCTGAAGTAATCAAAAGCCCTTCATTGGGAACTAAGGGGAAGTTTGACGATCAACTACCTTCCTTTACCGTTTACCTTGACCGTACATTTGACGATTATAAGAGCCTTTTCGGTTCGGATAACTCACTGGTTGATGTTACCCTTATCACTCGTGACGGGTTCAGGATCATGACACCTTCAGCACAAAACGGAACATATCAGGGGATGCGTGCCAAGATGAACGTAACCGCCGGACTCCCAAATATGGACAGCCCGATGGAAGCATTCCCGATTGACTTCTATTTCCGTGACTTTGAACAATTCCGTAACATGGTAGCTTTGCCAATGAATGGCTACGGTTCAATTGACCTTCAGGATGTGACCCCGATCGGGTTGAACCTGACAGCACTCGGAGAGTACAACACCACTACCGGCAAAATCCTTGTTAGTGCCAAATTCAGAGCAAGCAACACAGGTAAGGCCGGATTAACGATTTTCAATGTACTGAGTTCGACCACATCCGCAAATGTTATCAATGACACCGATTCAGGCGGAGGTACATATGAACTGGAAATTCTGAAGGACACCACAGATAAGCTCGTTCTGGGCGATTCAATGTGGATTCAGGGGCAGTTGGTTGCTTCAACGTTTGCAACGTACATTACAAATCCGCTGCAAATTGTAGTTGCTACCACGACACCATAATATTTGGGTTGGTTAGGTTGAGGTTTGAAGGGGGAGTAATCGAGAGGTGAAACCCCTTTTTAAAATATAAACAAATGGGAGCCGTTCACGATCTTGCAATCCGCTCAAACCGTTTCGTTATGGATATGGATAATGTAATTAAATCCATTGTAACGGATAATCAGGCTTTGATAGATTTGAACCGTTCACAGTTAAAGAATGAACATAAAACAGCACTTGACCAGCCAATTACACCGCCGTATTCATATCTGACAAGACAACTAAAGGGATTCAGCACACCGGATTTGTACGATACAGGAGCAATGTCTCGGGCTATGAAGCTGAGAAAAAACCAGCAACAGTACATTATCACTTCGCTGGTTGACTACACACAAAAGCTAACTGAGAAATACGGGTTAAATATTTTCGGAATAGCACCCTCAAAACAAGACCAGGCAAAGGCTATCACTACACCGATGCTGGCAAAGGAATATAAATCTAAAGTGTTTACGAAATGATCCGCCACACACCCGAAACAATGACAATCCGCCGCTACTCAAAGTTTGAGAAGTCTAAGGATTTGCGTGTCCTATTTCGGGTATTTGTCCCAAATTGGTACGCTGTTAAATATTCGGGACAATTTGTAAAGGAGTTCAATGCACTGTTCAAAAAAGATTCTGAAAACGACAATTACGATTTAATGATTCAATTGCAGTATCAGAACAAAATAATGCTGATGCAAACTTTGATGCTTGGCGTTCAAATGCACCTGGGAGAAAAGATACAACTGGAAATGTTAAGGCCTGGTTATGATGCACACTTGCAAGTTGATCCGGTATTAGTTCATTATATACAGGAAATAGAGCAATGCTGCGATATTAAGATTCAGAACATTGAAGATATTATCGTTTTCAGGAATGAATTGGAACGGAAAATAGACAAGTATAACGAATTGTTCCCGGTAAAAGAACAGCCGAAAGAGGGCGTAAGTATTTACCGGCTAGCTCATGGTGTATTTGA